GCTGTCGTGCCTAGCAGCAACGCCATCGGTTTGCACCTGTACCCAGTGTGGGAAGCGGGTTCTCTTGACGAATGGCTTTATAACGGCGGACCGTACCAGTTGGTGGTCTTCCACTTCCTGCTCGGTGTCTTCTCTTACATGGGACGCGAATGGGAACTTAGTTACCGATTGGGAATGAGGCCCTGGATCTTTGTTGCGTACTCTGCTCCGGTTGCTGCGGCGACTGCTGTCTTTCTTGTTTATCCCCTTGGACAAGGTAGCTTCTCTGACGGTATGCCTCTTGGCATTTCCGGCACCTTCAACTTCATGTTGGTATTCCAGGCTGAACACAATATTCTTATGCATCCTTTTCATATGCTTGGTGTTGCCGGCGTATTTGGTGGGAGTCTTTTCTCAGCTATGCATGGCAGTCTTGTCACGTCTTCTTTGGTTCGTGAAACCACTGAAGAAATTAGCCAGAACTATGGTTATAAGTTTGGGCAAGAAGAGGAGACGTATAACATCGTGGCTGCACATGGTTATTTTGGTCGCTTGATTTTCCAATATGCTTCATTTAACAATAGCCGCTCACTCCACTTCTTCCTTGCAGCTTGGCCTGTCATCGGCATTTGGTTTACAAGCCTGGGTGTTAGCACTATGGCTTTCAATCTTAACGGTCTTAACTTTAACCAATCAGTCCTGACTCAACAGGGTCAAGTTGTTAATACCTGGGCTGATGTATTGAACCGTGCAAACCTTGGCTTTGAAGTCATGCACGAAAGGAATGCACATAACTTCCCACTTGATCTGGCAGCTAACAATATCGTGCCTATCGCACTGAAAGCTCCAGCAGTTGGATGATTATTGCTGTAATTTCATTGGTGGCATTGTCTGTCACCTCATATATCTTTTGGGATCTTAGACCTAGCTCACCCAGGCACAAAAGATTCTGATAGCGTCCGTTCATCTTTTTACTATGGAATACGAGATTAGAGTTAATGATGCCTATGTTGAGCTTATGCACAAGGCTGTCGAATTTTATTTAGATCAATGGTCTGGTGGTGATCCATTTGAGCAGCAAGCTTTGATGGCACTTAAGGCTCAACTAGACAGACTGAAACTAGAAGTCTTGTTTGACACTATGTAGAAGACGCATGCTACCCAAGGCATGGAACGGGGTCTTGGGATCTCTTCGGAGGTAAACACAATGACGAAACTTGAACTCAAGCAACGGGTCCGTGAGCAGCAGCAAGCTGCCAAGGAACTGAAGCTCAAGTATCGCGGTGTCGCATACAAACGATGATCCGTTAAAGCGGGAGGCAGGGTGCAATCCCCTGCCCATCAATTGGCATTGGCCCGTACGCGGATACCCTTTGCCGTCTAGACGGTGGGATAGACCACAAATATTTTTCCAAGATCTTGGAGTTGGTTATACATACACTTACTCCTATAAATGGCACAACAAAATTCTACTCTGGTCACTAATCTTACAAGGCCAGGTCAATCTAATAGTACTGGAGATTCACGCGCTCTTTATCTGAAGTTGTTCAGTGGAGAGATGTTCAAAGGATTCCAGCAAAATACGATCGCTCGTGACCTTGTCATGAAGCGTACGCTGAAGAACGGCAAGAGTCTTCAGTTCATTTACACCGGTCGTACAACGGCTGAGTACCACACACCTGGCAACGCAATCCTCGGTAACACCGATGGTGCGCCTCCGGTGGCTGAGAAGACCATCACCATCGATGATCTGCTCATCTCTAGTGCGTTTTTATACGATCTCGATGAGACTCTGTCTTAAAGTAATGGGACCGAGTATAAACAATTGGAAGAATTGCTGGAACCCTAAGTCCTTTTGGATATGGCAATCAGCAGCCGAGCCCTTCACGCTTGAAGGGAAGGTTCAGAGACTAGATGGCTTGGGAAGCGTCCCATGTAATACATCAATAGCATCCAACACTTCGGTGAAGATATAGTCCAATCCTACTAGAAATAGTAGAACATTTGCATTACGATCTGCGAAGCGAAATCAGCCGCAAAATCGGCTACGCTCTCGCACAAAAATATGATCGCTTGATCTTCCGCGCCATCACACGCGGTGCACGTGCTGCTTCTCCTATCACCAAGACCAACTTCGTTGAGCCTGGTGGTACACAGATTCGTGTTGGTACTACTACCAATGCTTCTGATGCTTATTCATCTACTGCTCTGGTGTCTGCTTTCTATGATGCAGCCGCTGCAATGGATGAAAAAGGAATTAGTTCAGACGGACGTGTGGGGGTTCTCAACCCTCGCCAATACTATGAACTGATCCAAGCTGTTGGTTCCAACGGTCTTGTGAACCGTGACGCCCAGGGCACTGCTCTGCAAGGCGGCAACGGCATCATTGAGATTGCTGGCATCAAGATCTTCAAATCCATGAACATTCCGTTCTTCTCACAGTACGGAACCAAGTATGGAACTGGATCTGCTACGAACCCTGGTGTGACTGATCCTGGCAACACTGGCTCATTCGTTTCTGAAGCTCTGGAAGATGCTGCTAACGACGTTACCGGCATCAACAATGAGTACGGTGAAGAAACCGAATTTGCTAATAGCTGTGGTCTGATCTTCCAGAAGGAAGCAGCCGGCTGTGTTGAGGCCATCGGTCCTCAGGTCCAAGTGACCAGTAATGACGTATCGGTGATTTACCAAGGTGACGTGATCCTTGGCCGTCTGGCCATGGGTGCGGACTACCTGAATCCCGCTGCTGCTGTAGAACTGTTTGCTGGCACTGCCACCAAGCCCTCTGCATTCTGATATTTCGTTCTCTACAGGGATCCTTCGGGGTCCCTTTTTTTTAATTATATGGCTTTTCCTACCACTAATTCTGCACAGGAACTTCCTGCAGTAAATCAAATCCTGCAGTCATGTGGTCAAGCGCCTGTGACTACTCTTGATCAAACCAACCCGGACGTTGCGATTGCTTATAGCACCCTTACTCAGGTGTCTCAAGAAGTCCAGGCTGAGGGATGGACATACAACATTGAGTACGATTTTGAATTCACGCCTGACACAAACAATGAGATTCTGATTCCAAACAATGTGATTCAGATTGACCCAGCTCCTGAATATACATCTATGGACGTTGTACGCCGCAACGGCAAGCTGTACGACAAGGTTGCACATTCATACACATTCACTGAAAAACTGAAGTGTGATGTGGTTTGGTTGTTTGATTGGGTTGACCTACCAAAACCAATTCAAGATTATATTGTTGCTAGAGCTGCAACTATTGTGTCATCCAGGATTGTAGGTGACACTACACAGTTCCAAATGCTCGGACAGAAAGAAGCTTACAACCGTGCAATGGCTCTTGAGTATGAATGCAATCAAGGTGACTACACATTCTTTGGTCACCCAAGAGGTAATAACGCTTACCTATCTTACAAACCCTACAATGCATTGTATCGTTAATGGCAGCAGTAACTCAAAGGATCAACAACTTTTTGGGTGGTGTGAGTCGCCAACCAGATTCAAAGAAACTCCCCGGTCAGGTACGTGAATGTCTAAATGCCTATCCTGACCCAACATACGGTCTAGTAAAAAGACCAGGCTTTAAATTTCTAGATATCCTAAAGGATACTGGTGGATCAGCATTTTCATCGACAGCACTAGATAATGCCAAATGGTTTTACATCAACCGTGATGCAGACGAACGCTATATCGGTTGCATTGCTGGCACTGACATCCACATATGGAATGCTATACCTGACAACAGTGGCAATTTTGTAAAAGCTACCGTCACCTTTTCTGATAATGGAAATGTAGGTTACAACCCTACCGCGTATCTAAATACAGTTAAAAAGAATTATAGCGTTCTTACTGTACAAGATACATCTATTATCACTAACTCCACGGTAACTGTTACTAAAAATGCCGATCCATCTTATACACCAGGACTTAACCACACGCTACGTTTAACTGGTGTTGAGTATAGTGCTGAATATAAAGTTACTATTGGAAACCAGTCTTATACAAAGACTACACGTAATGCTGATAACTTTGGCACCACAGGAAACAACAAAGCACTAGCTGCTGACGACATCCTCACTGACATTGAGACTGGCATCAATGCATTAAGTATTTCAGGCTTAACGGTAACGAGGCTTGCTACCAGTATTGAATTGGTCAGCACAACTGCTATTACAGTTACAGCAACTGGCGGTAAGGATTCAACGTTACTTCAAGCATTTTCTGATCAGGTTGAAAACGTTAGCAAGCTACCTGAACAATCGATTCAAAATAGAATCGTCAAAATTATCAACACAGAGTCAGCTAGTGATACCTACTATGCAAAGTTTATTCCTAGTTCTGGAACTTCTGGTCAAGGTTTTTGGGAAGAAACACTTGGGTTTGGAATGTCCAATGGATTGAATCCAACGACAATGCCGCATGAGCTTGTTAACACAGCTCTAAATACCTTTGTCTTCCAACCAGTTGATTACACAGCTCGACTTGTAGGTGATGATTCAACCAACAGCCATCCTAGTTTTGTTGACAATAAAATTCAGCAAGCCTTTTTTCATAACAATAGACTTGGATTTTTAACTTCCGATAATGTCTCAATGAGTCAGACTGGTGAGTTTTTTAACTTCTACCATATCTCGGCTCTTACTCAAACAGACGCTGATCCACTAGACATCAATTGCTCTAGTATTAAACCTGCTGTTCTGCATGCAGTTACTCCTACTGCACAGGGTCTAATCCTGTTTAGTAAGGCTCAGCAGTTCATCATGTTTTCTGATGATCAGGTGTTGACTCCAACATCTGCAATTATTAGAGGTATATCTAACTATGAAATGGATCCTGATATTGATCCAGTTGATGTTGGTAGCAATCTAGCCTTTGTTAGTAAGACTCCTGGTTATTCGCGTATCTTTGCTATGCAAACACGTGGATCTCAAGAGAACCCCATTGTCGTTGACATCAGTCGAATTGTTTCAGAGTGGGTGCCAGATACTGTCGAAAATCTAATTGCTAGTCCGTCTAATAGCTTTATTGCGTTGTATGGACCTTCTACTAAATATATTTGGTATTACCGTACATACAATAATGGGCAAGAAACGCTACTTCAAGCCTGGTATAGATGGCTGCTTCCTGGTGCAGTACATAACGTAGTTGTCGATAACGATCGTATGTATTGCGTAGTAAAAGAAGGTGGAAAGTACATTCTACTTACTTCTAGTCTTACCCAAACTCCTGAAGATCAAATTTTGATTAACAGCGATGGTCAGCAAATTAATCCTTATTTGGATATGTATGCTGTTGCTTCTTCTGTTACTTATGATTCAAATACAAAAGAATCAAAATGTTATCTGCCTTATGATGACCTAACATCTTTAACGCCTGTGCTGATTATCAAAGGTAGCGGCACAAACAACTTTAATGGTGTTACAGAATCAGGCTTTACCATTAGTCCAACTAGGGGTTCTGATGGTACTGGTCCTTTCTTTTTGGTTCCTAATAAGGATCTAACGGCTAATGCTAATGATGTCGTTGTCGGTTATAAATTTGTTTATGACGTAGAGCTTCCTACCATTTATTTTGCTGTTGATCAAAAAGGCGCTGAAGCTGACTTCACTGCAAATGTTACTATTTCTCGGATGAAATTCTCTGTTGGTTTGTCGAGTGGTCTAGGTTTTAAAATCAACGCTAAAGGACGTGCTGAGTGGAATGATATTATTCCATCAATTGATGCTAATTATTATTTAGCTAATGACGTTCCGCTTGAAGAACAGAATGTATTTACCATTCCTATTCATCAACGTTCTGAAAACGTTTCTGTTCGATTATATAGTGATACACCATTTCCAGCATCTTTAATATCCATGATGTGGGAAGGAAACTACTCGCCAAGATTTTATAGGAGAATGTAATTTATGGGACCTGGAGTTATACTTGGCATTGGCCAGCTTGCCGCTAGTGTCTTTGGCATTGGTGCTGGTATGGCAGGAGCCTCTGCCTCTAATAAAGCTGCTGAAAAAGCTGCTGAGGCTCAGTATGATCAAGCTAAAGATTTATACGAATATGATTGGGAATCTACTCTGCGTAAATATGAATATGCTAAAGCAGCTATTCAACTACAACGAGATCAAGCTCAAGATGTTCGTGATTATAAAACTCAACTAGCTGTTCAAGCTTGGCAACATCAAAACCAAATACGTGAATATGAATATGTAAATGCTGTAGAAGCATTTAATCGATCAGAAGAACAGTTTGAGGATCAACGAGCTATTAATACTGTATCTTCAATCATTGCACAAGAAGAAGCTACACGTAGTTTTAATGAAGCCAAACTTTCTAATTCTTTTCAACAGGAGTCAGTAAATCGTGAGCTTCAACAAGCTTTAAATGTGTCTGCCTTTGTCAAGGCTGACATAAAACGTGAACGTAATAATGCTATTGAAACATCTTCTATTTCACGTAGAAAGAATGAACTAGATTTCCAAATGAAATCAGTTGATTCAGCATTTAAATCACAAGAACTTACTGTTCAATCCTTACTTTCAGAAGGTAAAGCGCGTGCTAGCGGTCAGGCTGGTAGAAGTTCTGGTAAAGCTATTCAAAGCATTCTTGCAGCATCTGGTAGGCAGCAAGCACAGATTGTTCAGAACATGTCAAACGCTGAGCAACAATTTGCTTTGCAGGCACGTTCAATCGATCATACGATGATCAATGCTATCAACCACAGTGATCTTCAAGCTGCAAAAGAAGATAATGATATTGACTTCAAACGGCAAGAACATAATCAAAGCTTGAGAGAACTGCAGGCTTCTATTCAAAGTGCTAAAGCAGCCTTTAGTGGAAACCTAATGAAAATTGATAGGGATAAGCAAGTTGCTGATATGCAAGCTCACTACAACCGAATGGTTGAACCATCACTCGGACCTGAAATTCCGAAACCACTTGACCTGCCTCAACCCTTGTTCTTAGATCCACTGCCCCCTGTCCAGGGTCCTGAGCCAATCAAGTATGCACCACAAACTCAATCAGCTTGGACTACTTTCGCCAACGCAGCCAGAGGCGTCTCTGACGTACTTGGTACTGTCGGTTCTGTAGGACACCAACTTGATTGGTTTGGTTAATAATAATCTATGGTTTAAATGTCTAAATTCAAAGGGTACGCCCAATCATCTGGATTTAAAAATATACAGCTCCCTGATCAGACAAAAAGAATACGTGAAAAAGGTCAACGCACGATAAGTCGTATGGAGACCAATTTCCAGATTCAACTGGATAATTCTAGAGCTGTAATCGATGCCTTAAATGAAAGGTATCGTATTGAAGAACAAAACCGTGACATGGTTTTTGACCTTGAGACTGAGAATCGAAATCAGATTCGTGATCGCATGGTCGAAAACAATAGAGTTGCTAATGAAAACCTACGACGTGAACGTAAAAAGTCAGAGGAAATTTTCACAGCATTAGCCGATTTTTCAACTACTGCAAAACAAGTCGCTGCTGGTGAACTTAAAAGAAGAGAAGAAGTTGGTAAACAGCAAGGCGTTGAATTAGCAAACACACTTGCTTTAGCTGGTGGTAACTATGCTGATGTTTTAGCTGTCAAAGAACTTGATGCTGCTCATGCTGCAAACAATGAAGCACACCAAGATCTCGTTGATCGGTTAAGAGCTAATGGCGCTCCTAATAACATTATTGAGCAAATTAGGAATGCCAATGGTTCTAAGCTTTACAACTTAAAAAAGACCTTACTTGTTGAAGCTGGTAATCGATGGCCTGAAGAACTTGTGCGTCTTGAGACGCAAATGCTTATTGGTGCAGACGGCAACGATACTCAATATACATTAGGACAAGCCCGTACAATGGGCGGTCAATATGAGCAGTTAGTAGAAGCACAAGAGCTTAGAAATCGAGCTGACTACATCAATCAATATAAAGGTAACGATGATGACCCTATGGTTGCTCGTTATCTTTATCCAAAGATGGTTGAAGCTGAACGTGCAAATGCTAGAGGTAGAGCAGCAGAAGAACGCCAAGCGTCAATTCGCGAAGACGAATTAAGTGCCAGACAAGAGATTCGTACTGCATATAATGACAATGGTCATCAATCAGTTTTTGCCCGAATTGCAAATTCAAAATATAAACTTACTGAACGAACAAGAACTTGGGAAGTTTATAGCGATTTGATTGCGTCAGGTGCTTGGGGCAACACCATTAAGGAGATGAGCAGTGAATTTGATGCTCTTATGGATACAGAAATCCGTATTGGTGATGGCCCACCACAAAAGGTACGTGATCTATATGGGCGATACGGTACTAATGATGAAGGTCTTGCGGACCTTCGTGATGCTATTTATGCACGTCATCAAGTAGTGACTGGAAGATCTGCTGAATTAGAAGCCGCTGAAAAACAAAAGAGAGCTGACGTAATTCTGCAAAAGTTTTTAGCTACTTATGAAGAGGGAGTCTATACCAACGAATTCATTCAGGAAATAATTGCTGATATGAAAGCGAAGGGTCTACCTACTGATGAGTTTCAAGCTGCTACTAAATTTAGTACTTATGAAGTAACGGAAAGAAAAAGAACTATTGCTGAATTTGAAGAGAAACGAGCTAATGGCACTCTTACTCTACGTGACTTTGTAGACGAAAAGGATAAGGTAGTTCTTGAACATTTTAAAGAATTCATTTTAGCTCAACAGGCATTTATCGGCCAAATGCCGATTCCTAATCGTGATGACGTAGAAAAAGGCTTTAAAGAGGCGCTTGCTAAAAAACTTGGCGCTCAAATTGATCCAACATCAGGCAGGGTTGAGGATGAAGATTTTCATTTCAAGATGACTCTTTCTGAAATAATGAGAAAATATGACGAAGGAATAAATGTTGATTTTAGTACCACCAATGCGGCTGATGTTCAAAATAATGTAATCAATAAATTGATGGAGCAAATCGCTGATAATAGCGACGGCTCCCCATATGAGGTTATAGCTTTTGATCCCGAAAGGGAAACTGACGAAGATGTAATTCCAATAGATGGCCCTTATTTTGCACGGTTCAAAGCTGCATCCGATAATACAAAATACGAAGGTCCAGACATCGGTTACAACATTGTCGATGTTTTGGAATTCATGAAACGAGACCCGAACCTGCCATTAAAAAAGGCAATTATTTCTAGTGATATGGCTGAAGTACTAGCGGGTCAAATTAAAGAAGGAAATCCGATTGTGTTACCAACTATTATCCATCAGCTAGCAGAAGCTAGTGGACTACCCGCTCACCAAATTCTTACCGCGCAACTCAAAAAAAGCGGTTATAAAGATTTGAAAGCCACACCTGATTTAATTGAAAAAATCACTGATATTGAACTTACACCTGAACTACGGTTGTTAATTAGTAAACCTACATCCACTAACATTAATAATGTAGTCATTGGCTCTGGTAATCAGGTGCCTTTTGTACGTAGAGGAGACGATGGTTTTGTAGATGTTCTTTCTTTAGGACGTTCATTAAAATTTCAAGCTCCCGCTGTTATGGCTTCTGTGTGGGCATTAGAGACAGGTAACGGCACTACTGTTCACGGTAGAAATACTTTGTTTAACGTGAAAAGTTACGACGGTACTGGTACAACTACCACCACTGAGGAATACGACGCTGATGGCAATCCATATAATACGCAGGTTACATGGAGGAATTACGACACTCCAGCACAATCTGCTCAAGACTTTATTAACACCATTTCTAAGTATCCAGGCGTTAATGAAGCCACCACACCACGTGAAATGGCACTGGCTATTGCCGCTGGCGGTTATGGAACTGATCCCAACTATGCCGGTAAGCTCATCGATGTAATGATTGGTTATGGCGTAAATGTAGACGGACCTTTTGATCTTTATGACGGGCCAGTTACACGTGATCCTTCTTATATGAGTCCGACTGTATTGAGAACAGACAGACAAGCTCAAGCTAATGTTATTTTTTCCAGACTTGCTGCTTATCAACCACAAGTCAGTTCAGTGACTTTTGACACAGGTCAACCAGGAATCGATGTGTTCTTTGAGGATAAAAAATTTCCTGCTGTTCTTAATGGAACAGTTAAAGATATTCGTACTCAAATCAATAGCGACGGTTCAGGTTATGGTCATTTTGTTGTAGTTGAATCAATTGACCCAACCACCGGACAAAAAGTTGATGTGTTGTACGGTCATCTTAGCGAACCTTCTAAGCTCAAGATTGGTCAGCAGATCAATGCTGGTGATTTAATTGGTCAACAGGGTGGTACAGGAAGCGTACAAAGTTATGACGGCACAATTGCCTCTATTGATTTTTTAGCACCAGCTCCGCAAGGAAGTAATAGCATGACACCTTATTCAAATTACGACCGTCTACGCCGTCGCATTGCACGTTCACTTCAAGGATAGCCTGATTATGCAAATCAAATCATATTCTAATTTTTTAAGTGACAACGATTACGACTATTTGCTTGAACCTGACGAGCCTATTGTTTTGGATCCTGATGAAAAAATTGTAAATACGTTGAATTCCGTTGAAAATACTTTTTACATCGTACAACGTGCTGACGGATCTTTTGTACGTTTAACCAGGAGCAAAGCATGACTGAAGAAGAACGTAAAGAACAAGAACGTTTAAAACGAATTAATGAACTCAAAAAGGATTTAAAGTCTGATCCTGCTTACCGGCGTATCGTAGAAGCTGAACTTAAAACCAAAGTCAACTACGATCCTAAAGATGATCCTAATCTACCGTATTTTGTAGAAGAAACAGAAGAGGAAACACCTAAGGAAAAAGAACCAGACCCACGTCTGCAACCTGGCAACACTGGTGCAATGGGTATGCCTTTGCAGAGTAGTTTACCTGGACCCGAACAACCTACCGAGCCGTTGGAAATCGATGGCAAGACGTACCAGCCTGACCAATATGAAATTATTACCAATATTTTTGGTCAAAAAATTCCAATGGTCAAAGAGGATGTTTATAGAGAAGAGCTTCGTCAAAAGAAACAGTCTGGTCAAGCACAAGAAGAACTCTTAGATTCACTTGATAAAGGTGCAACACAAGTAAAGGAACGTCTGTCAGCCCCAGGCCAAGGTCTTATTGACTTTGGTATGGATACTGTTGGTGAAGTGCCTGGTCTTGGTGGTCTAGATGATGCGTATGACGAAGCAACTAAATTTAAAGATCCTGGTGTTCAAAAGTTTCGTGAAATATCCAGTATTGTCCTTCCGTCACTTATTCTCCCTGGAGCAGCTCTTCCTGCTATCGGTAGAACTGCAATGCCAATGCTTCTTAAACGGCTGACCCAAGTGGGAGCTGCCGCAGCAATCGATGCTGGTGTCACCTATATCAGTGATACAAGTGAAGAGGGTGACAATTTGCTGAGATCTCTCGATGACCTTACTGGAGGTGCCCTAAACATTCCAGACAATTGGAAGACACTAGATGGAGATGATCCAGAAGTTCGTCAAATTAAAAACACTGTAGAAGCTGCTGGGTTTTCTGTATTTGGTACACTTTTAGGTTACGGTTTAAAGACAGCAAAGGCTATTAAAGGTCAAGTTATTCCAGGGTTTCTTGATTGGTTGCAAGGCACTGATGATGCAGCTAAGGCATACAAAGCAAAGCATGTTCAAGCTGCTCCAACAATCAAAGCGCCGGAGCCACCAATTGAAGCTGCTGTAAGACATGAGGATAATCTGCGAAACTGGCAGATTGATGAGAGTGCTGTTCGTGCTTTAGAGGCAGATGCTGCTCGTGTAAGTACAGTTCCACAAGGTTCCAGAGTTGCACAAACCGTTGATGATGTTCCTACTAGCCCTGCACAAAACATTGATCCTCAACAGCTTGAAGCAGGCCCTGCCTCTGTAAAAGGTGTTCCTTACAACCCAACCATTACACAAAAGATCTCTTCTGAAGCATCTACTTTTGTATTGCCTGTTCCTCCTGCGTCAACTGTCAGAAATGCTGTTGATCTAGCACAAATAAAAATTGGTGCTACACGTGGTGGCAGTGCTGCTCCTGTTGCAACTGATTCATTTTTAAACGCAGTTGCTAAAGGTGATTCAGATGCCCGCGATCTTGCTATAGATCTTGCAAATGACTATCAAGAGTCTGGCGCATGGAAGTATACTCTTAATGAAATTAACGGTTCCAAAAAGACCGTTGATGCCACTACAGAGCAATACCTTACAGACATTATGGAAGCTCCAAATGTTGAAGCTATCCGAGATGTGTTTTATCAAAAACCTGCTCAACAGGTATTTGGTGGCAAGGTCTTTCAATACGCTAGTGAAGATGGTGCCAGAGCAGCAAAGCTAGGTATCGATATGCTTTTCGATGCTTATTTAGGCAAGCCGGTTTCTCATTCCTCAGCACGGTTGATGACTACTACTGGTCTAGAAATTAGAGACATTGCTAATGCTTCTGTCAAATTCGCCAATATGGCTGATGAGACTCGCATCAAAATGCAGCTTTTGAATCGTGCTCAAGTTTTGATGTCTGAGTATGCCGTCAATAAATATGTCAGCGGTTGGGTGCTTAACAACAAAAAGTTACTCCAAAGTATTAATGATTCCCCTGAACCTGATCTAGTTGTTGCTCGTATCCTTGATGAACTTAACATTAAACGATCAGATGCAGCAGCTAAATCTAAGGAGTTGATAGAAAACATTGGTCAACTTATTGATAGTGACCCTGGTAAAGCTCGCGCATTGAAAGACGCTTTTGCTATGTCTAACGGTGATATTACAACGATAGACAAAATGATGAAGTGGGCTAACAGTCAAATGTCTCTTAGAAGTGTGATTGTTTCCCCTAAGGCAAGTGGGGGACGCTCCATGTCAATTTTTGCAAGAGGGTTGTGGGCAGTTAGATACAACAACGTTTTGTCTGGTCTTTCTGCTCTTCGTGCTGGTATTGGTAATACGACATCTTTGATTCTTAAAAGCACTACTGCTTTTATGGGTCATGGTATGGAGTCTCTCTTTACACGCAGCGCAGCCCCTATGAGAGAAGCTATGTATGTCTACGGTGGCTTTTACGAAACTAACCGTCGTGCTTTATCAGCTTTTTGGGATGCTTGGAAACGTACTAATGATGACCCAACAGCATTCATGGATCTTATGCGTAAGGACCGTGTTGTAGCTCAAGACTCTGCTGAGTGGCAAGCTTTGGAAAATATTGCTGAAAATGTTTGGAGCAAGGAAGGTAATGTTGGTCGAATGTTCATGTGGAATTGGACAAAGGCTAATAAACATGCTTCTGAAATGAGAGGTATGCGTTGGGGTACTAACGCAATGGTCTCTGCGGACCAATATGTAAATGTCACGCTTGCTACTCAAAAATCACGCTTGATGGCATACAGAGATGTGTTTCAACAGACTGGCGGTAAGGTAACTAAAAAACTTTTACGTGCTGCTGAAGAGAAACATTTTGCCAATATGTTTGATAAAAATGGTTTAATAAAAGATGAAGCCGTAAAAATGTCTTCGGCTGAACTTGCTTTAAATCAAGACTCTGCAATCGCTGATAGTATTAATGGATGGCTTGAGAAAGCACCTGCTTTAAAATCATTTTTTATGTTCCCGCGTACAGGTATAAACGCTGTGCGACTTGGCCTTACTTACACACCCATTGCTGCGATTCCTGGTTCAAATCGTATGGCAAAAATTCTTATGGCCGGTACGGATCAAAAACTTATTGCTGAGGCTTTACAAGAGCACGGTGTAAAAATGACTGATCCAGCAGCTATGAACATATACAGAAACCTTAAGGCTGAATACCAAGGCCGTATGGCTTTGGGATCAATGATTCTAATGTCAGGTTTGATGTATGCACATGCTGGCAACCTTAGAGGCAATGGACCTGTCAATGCCAATGAACGAAAGCTCATCCGTGACAATTATAATTGGATTCCTAAAACTATTAAAATTGGCAACAAGTGGGTTTCCTACGCTGGTATAGAACCCTTTGACTCTTTGTTTACCCTTGTTGGCGATTTAGCTTATTACGCCAATGATATGGGATCTTCTATGACTGAAGAGTGGGAAAGGAAAGCACTTTGGACTATTGCTGCATCCTTTACTAATAAAACATTTGTATCTGGATTAGAACCAGCCGTCAAACTTTTCAGTGGTGATCCTTCTCAATTAAAGGTGTTTACGGCCAAAGAAATTCGTTCTTACATTCCAATGTCAGGTGCGTTAGGTGTTTTTGCTAATGCAATTACATCAGCGCAAAAAGATATCCATGATGACATGCTTGGTTATATTGCTAACCGAGTACCTATTGCTAAAGCATATCTTCCTGATCGTATTGATGTGTGGACTGGAAACATTATTAATGATCACGACAATCATTTCCTTAGAGCTTTGAATGCTTTTAACCCTGTTCCTATTAGTGATGGCTCTGAGCCCTGGCGTAAATGGCTGTTAAATACTGGTTGGGATGGTATGTCACTTTTGAAAACAGACAGCACCGGCAAGTATCAATACACACCTGCTGAGCGTCAGCAGCTCTATCAGATCATGGGCAGGATGAATCTTTGGAAAGACGTTAAAAAGATCAGTCAACATCCTGCAATTAACGCTGAGTTGGAAGCATTGCGTCGTGCACGGGCTGACAACATTAATTTCAGTTATGCAGATCTTAGGTCTAAGGATCTTCGTACTTATAGGCTTTTGAATAAAATCATTAAAAAAGCTCAGAAAGATGCTGAAGATTTGATGATGCATCGGAACCCAACGATGGAAATGAAGATCGAGGCATCTAAAGAGATTCAACGCTTGCTTAGAGAAGGTAGAGTTGAGGAAGCAAGGAAATTTGGTGAAGCATATCAAGTTCAACTAGATCAAATTGTTCAAGACTAATTAACGTATTTAGCTAATGGCAATCGTACAAAATACATACACAGGGGATGGCAGTACAACTGCCTTCTCTTTTACATTTCCATATCTTGAGACAACAGATATCAAGGTTAGTCTTGATTCTGTTAATACAACTGCATATACACTGTCAAACGCTACTACTGTTGCTTTCACCACTGCTCCAGGTAATGGAGTAGCAATCCGTATCTTTCGCGATACTGCAACCGACAATCTGCAAGCAACCTTTACTCCAGGTTCTGCCATCAGGTCGTCGGACCTCAATAATAACTTCACCCAAAACCTCTACGTCACACAAGAGACAGACTTTGACGTAGATACAGCAAACACCACTGCTAATACAGCTAAGACGAATGCTGACACGGCTATTGCTACAGCTAACACAGCATCGACCAACGCTAGCTCTGCAGTTAGTACAGCAAACACTGCTTCAACCAACGCTAGTGCTGCGGTTACCACTGCTAATGCTGCTGATACTAATGCCACTGCGGCTCTTAACAACTCACGAGAATCTGATGGATCTGGTGGGTTTACCAGTGCTATTGATAAAGCTACTTCTGCAACTACAACAGCAAACACTGCTCTCTCTAACTCGCGTGAGTCAGACGGAAGCGGTGGTTTTAACACAGCTATTGACAAAGCCAACACTGCTTTGACGACGGCTAACAGTGCAACAACAACCGCTAATACTGCGGATACCAACGCAAGTTCAGCCGTAACCACAGCTAACGCTGCCTCTGCAACTGCAACTGCAGCTTCAAACGCTGTGGCAGGAGCGGCTTTTTATAGCCCTATTGCAGCTCTTGCTAACCTGCCAAGTTCTCCGGCTGACGATGACCGTGTAGAAATGGCAAACTCAACTGGTGTAGAGAGCAGCAGTGATATAAGTGGTGTTATCACTGGTTTTGTTGGAGCTTCTGATCTGACTGTTCGGCTTCAATACGATAGTGCAACGAGCAAGTGGCAATGGCAAAATTACTTTGCTTCGGACCCTGACAACCGATATCTCACAGAGTCTTTACCTGTTGTTCTTGGTGACTCTACTAACGGTTCTGGACAGATTACTTTGAACTGTGAAAATAACTCTCACGGTATCAAGATCAAAGGACCACCTCATAGTGCAGCAGCTACTTATACGTTGACGTTACCTAATGATACTGGTACAAGCGGCCAATATCTTTCAACAAACGGAAGCGGCACGTTGTCTTGGGGTACTGTTGACCTTACATCTAGGTTGGCACTAGCTGGCGGAACTATGACTGGTTTAGTTACCTTGTCAGGTGATCCAACAGCTAATCTTCATGCAGCTACAAAGCAGTATGTAGATAGTGAAAACACTTCACAAAGTTCGACGTTAAACGCATCAATTACATCATTAACTACAACAGTTGGCACCAAACTTCCTTTAGCTGGTGGAACTTTGACCGGCGAGATTGCCATGGGTGCTAACAAAATTACAGGTGTAGCAGACCCAACTGCAGCGCAAGATGCAGCGACTAAAAATTATGTAGACAGTAATTCGTTTACTACAGGCAAAGCTATTGCAATGGCAATGGTGTTTGGTTAATTATTTATTATTTATAGGAGATTTTTAAGAAATGGCTGCACCTAATGTTGTCGGTGTGACGAGCATATTTGGCAAAACTGTTGGAGCTGCGCTGGGTACTACCCTTACTACTAACCTTTTGACCTGTGCATCAAATAAACTGCTTAAGATTAATACGATACTTGTTTCAAATGTCGATGGAGCTAGTGATGCAACTGTTACGGTAGTTTTTTATGATTCCAGTGCTACTGCTAGTTACAAAATAGCTAACGTTATTAAAGTGCCTGCTGGTAGTTCCTTGGTAGTGTTAGGCAAAGATTCACCGCTTTATCTTGAAGAATCTGATGAAATTCGTGGGGGAGCTAGTGCTGCTAGCGATCTTGAAATTATCATTTCTTACGAAGAGCTTGATGACGCTTAATTGGAGGTTTTATGTCTAGAGGTTTGTTAGGGTATGTTGGCCCTATTGCCGCATCAGGATTTAATAGAGAAAATTACACGGGGGTTGCTACTTATCAAGATACAAATACTTTAAACAGCATTCAACCTATTTTTGACTTTAAAATTGAGTTTCCTAACGGATATGGTACTTTTGCAGGAGGCGCTGAAGTCTCTTACAGTGATGCTGAAATCGAAGCAGGAGTATTACTTAATGGTAATGCAAATGTAGGAGCGTCTACAGAACGTTATCCTGGTGGCTACAAGCTAACCGTTGGAAAAATCTGCACTTTGGAATTTCATATCTGGGGTGCTGGTGGAGCTAATAGCACCAGTGGTAATGGTGGTTATACAAAATATAGGGCTACTTTTCAAGAGAATACTGTTGTAGGGCTTTATATTCCAGGTTGGAATGGTGAACCTTCTACAGTTTTAGAAAAAAGAGCCGCATGTTGGCCTGATGCTGGGCATGGTGGTACTGGTGCTAGTTACCATGGATTTAGTGGTGGTGGTTCCGCAAGAGTTGGTGTTTGGTACACCAACCAAACAAATATGAATGCTTCTAGTGCTCACTATTACGCTATTGCTGGCGGCGGCGGTGGTACTCATCAATACGAAGTAAATCCAGGTCATGGCGGCGGTAGTTCTGGAACTGCTGCTTCTACTGGTAGTTACAGTGCTGGTGGCGGTGGCGGTGGTACGCAGTCCGCTGGTGGTGCTGGTGGTGTTGCTTCTAGTTATGGAGGCACTGGCCAGAGTGGAAGCAAATATCAAGGCGGTAACGGTGTGGCTTATAGCTCCTACGGGGGCGGCGGAGGTGGTGGCGGTGGCTACTACGGCGGTGGCGCTGGAGGTACTGTTTACGCATCTGGCGGTGGCGGTTCCGGGTATATAGATACAGGTTTTAGTGGTTATATAAACGGATCTACTACCGCTGCTGACGGTAACGGCCCACCAGCAGGCGTGGGTTACACCAGACCAACGAATGTTGGTGAAGGTAATTATCGAGGAGCTATTTTTCTTAAAAAAGTATGACACAAACTGAATTTGTTAACGAAGTTAATCGACGGATTGATGTCGCTCGTCAAACACCAATACCTTCGTCGCTGGAGTTTTATCAAGCAATTATTAACTATATTTCTCAACTTGAATCCATTAGGGACAGTGCAACATCTCCTTATGAAGACATTGTGCTTCCTCCCTTTCCTGCTATTTAACGTATCATGATTACAATTATTCGCCCTATTCTTTTTCAATTTCTACAGTCTGACCGTGTTAAAGCGTTGATTGTGGAAATGCTTGAACGTCTTGCACAGACGACTGACAACGACATTGATGATAAAGCTGTGGAATTTGTCCGTAACGGACTGTTTCCTAGTAAGTAATGGAGTGGGCTGACCCACCTCAGTTTCCCTCTATAAGCCTCCCTGAGGCCCCTGGATTGCCCGGTCCTGTACTGAGTATCCCAAGGGCAGAATTGCCCTATTACAAGCCCATGGTGGTGCCTCCTAGCGTATTAACAGCGCCACCAGGGATTAAAGGTATAGATGAAACTGATGAGGCACCTGAAAAGGAACCTACTAAGCAACCTACGCAATCTACAGCTCCCACTATTCCACCACTTCCACCTGAGGCGCAGATACTAGAAATCCCGTTTACGGAAGTAGAGGTCCCTATGCCTTCTACTATCATCATGACAACTGCAGTTACTACAGCTTTTATCTCTGTAGGTGCCACCCTAGTTGCTACTTCGTTGTTCAAATACATCGTAATGATCTCGAAGCCAATTATTAAACAGGCATGGAACAA